TGTTCAGGTAATCAGCGGCGGCTGCACCGGTTCGGGCAGCTCGTCGACGTTGGGGTCGTAAGCCTCGATCTTGTCCGTATCGACGACGTTGAAGGTCCAGACGATGCGGCCGCCGAGGAGATCGGTTTCCGCATTCTGGATCTCGACGACGCAATCTTCGAAGCCGGCAACGGGATACTGCAGCCGCACCCAGCGCTTTCCGAGGTAGCGAAGGCCGTAGAGCTTGGTGATGAACGTGCCGGTATTCTCGGGATTGAGGCGCTGCATCGCACGGAAGCCGAGCCGGCTACCTTGCGAGAACGACTGCACCCACGACAGCGATAGCGGCTTCGGCCGCTCGATGCCGATCTCGGAGATCGAATCCTCGTCACGCACCTGGCCGAGATCGACCTCGACATATTTTGCGTTCGGGTCGGTGAAGCTGATGTCCAGCACATTGACGAGCTGCTCATTGGTCTGGCCGTAGTTGAACGAGAAGCCGACAATGTGCTCGCCGGTCAGCGGCGGGTCGGTGGGCGCGCGATAGACGCCGACCGTTAACGCCAGCGTGCCGTCGCCCGCCTCGGCCATCCAGCCGTCGCAGGTGGCGAGGATCGAGCCGATGACGTCCTCGGGATTGTTGGTGTATTTGTACCAGCCGTCGGATTGGTAGCGCGGCTCGGTCGATCCATTCGCGCGCAGCACCGCCTGATCGCAGAGATTCGCCTCCACCATCCATTGGGTCAGCGTCGCCGGCGGCAGGATGGTATCGAGATCGAATCCCATGCCGCCATCAAGCTGCTTGAGATAATCGATCAGCTCGATCACCGGATTGCGGCGAAACTTCCAGGTCGCCTCGCTGGTCGGAGACTGTGTCCCGTCGCGCGGGTCCCAGATCAGCGAGCACTGCGTCAGCACCGAGAGTTCTGGATGGCCGCGCGGGAAAATCCGCGAATAGACCTGCGGGTCTGACGGGCCGCCGCACACCATCGCCGCCCATGCAATGCCGGCGCCGCGATGCGCGGAGGTCCAGTACGCGCTGATGATCGGGTCGGTGTAGAGCATCGCCGATGCGCTTTGCGACATCGTACCGAGCGCGGTCTCCAGCTTGATATAGCTGCCGTAACGGCCATCGGAAAAGCTCGACGTCACCAGCGCCTGGCCGCCCTGCGAGATATCGCTCAGCGTCACGACCGGATCATCCGACAGGTAGAAGCCGACGAACTTGTCCACCCGCCCTGCGTGCAAAGCCAGCACGTCATAGGAGCCGGCCGGCGGCGGCCCGTTGGCCTCGAACAGCATGTAAAAACCGGCGAGCCGGCAGATGCCATAGCCGCGGATGCGCGGCGGAATCGCCTGCTTGAGCGCTTGCGAGCCGTCCTGTGCCTTCGGCAGGTTCGGCTGCCCCAGCGCATATTGCAGCCCGATCGAGACGCCGATCAGCGCCGCCGAGCCGACAATGCCCGACAGGCCGACGCCGGCGATCGTCGTCGAGGTCAGCGCGAATCCGGCCGGCCCGGCGACGCCGGCCGAGGCCACCGACGTCAGGATCAGCGCACCGATCGTCTCAGCCATGCTCGGCCACCTGCAGCGTCCACGCCTTCAGCTTCGGCAGCGCGTCGCTGCCGGCGATCACGACGCCCATATCGGATGTCACCACCGCGCACTTGTCGCCGTCGAAGGCGATGGCCCCAATCGGGCGCCGCTGGATCTTGCCGCGGCGCTCCGCAAACGGTGCCGTCACCGCGACCAGGTCGCCCGGCCGCGGCTTGTCGGTCTCGACCATGCCGACCCGCGCCAGGCGCGCCGCGCAGCAACGCAGGAAGCCACCCTCGCGTCGGATGATGCGCAGGAACTGGCGCTCGCTCGCATAGGTGCCGCGGATATCGGCGATCGGATCGCGCGCGCCGCAGCTCATGATCCAGTCGGCCATGAAGATGCCGCAGTCGAGCACGCCGGGTTGCCATTTCCGCTCGCGCAGCGAGCCGAGATAGAGGCTTAGGGATCTGGGAACGTCGGCCATGTCTTCGCAAATCCGGTGGCGTAGATCTGGACGCGCTCGCAGAAGCGGTCGCCGGGCGAGCGCGCCTGCTGGTCGCGGTTGGTGAAGTAGGAGAACTTGGGCCGGCGGCGTCCCGTGAACATGGTTCCGCAGGACAGGCGGATGATACGCACGGGATCAGCATCCGGGCTTTCAACGGGTTGCTGCTCGATCGTGAGATAATCCGCCGTATAGGTGGCGGACCAACGCACCGGTCCAAGCAGCTTCCAGCCCTGTCCCATGACGGCAAAGCCGATGGCGAGCGTCTTGCCCTTCACGGCGCGGGCGTCGCCGGAGGCCGCGATCTGCAGCACCGCCCCGGAGACGCCTGATAGCGTGAACTCGACACGCTCGGCCGCGCCGTTGATGAGCTGCTTGAAGTTCGGGATGCTGCTGAGTTCGCCGAACCCGTTGTAGACGGCGCCATCCGCATCATAAGCGTTCACACCCGGCCTGATCTTCCCGAAGCCGAGCCAGATCCGAACAATTGGATCGGTCGCGAGCCGAAAGAAAATCCCGATCCGGTAAAGGCCCGATTCCAGCACCGCCAATTCGGCGTCATTCAATGTCATCGGGCGGCGCCTCGAGGAAGGTGACGCTGGCGGAATTGAAGGTCCACGTCTTCACCGTCAGGTCCATCGAATTCGGCTGCGCCAGGCGCATCAGGCAGCGCGGCCGATCGAATTCCAGCGGCGTTCCGGCCGCCACGTCCTCACGCAGCGGCGGGCTGAACGTGATGGTGGCATGGCTGTCGTCGCTGTAGTCGACCGTGCCGATCTCATAGAGCCGCCAGCCCATGGTAGGATGCTCGATCGAGAAGGACTCGCCGCCGATCAGCGCGCCGGCATAGTTGATGGCGATGTCGAGCGAGGTGTCGCGAAGCTCGGCCCCGCCGCAGGTGATGTCGATGATCGACTGGTAATAGCCCTCACCATCATCGAACAGCGCACCGTCCGAATGCGGGATGTCGATATTGGCGTTCTGCGCTAGACCTTCGGGCCATGGCCGGAACAGCGTGTCGTTTCGCGGCACCACGATCCGGTTGACGCCGCCGTCGCAGATCTGGCGGATAGCGCGCCACAACAGCGTGGTAACCTTCTGCCGGTCCTTGCCCTGCAGTCCGCGGCCGCCGCTCAATGAGACGTCGCTCATCGTGCAGGACCAGAAGCCGCCGCCATCGGTGCGCCCGAGCACCGGCACCGATCGCGCCGTAACGCCGGGCGTTGCGGCGACGCCGACCGGATTCCAGGCATGGCTCATCTCGCGCAGCAGCCGGCGCGGGAACACGATTGCCATCAGCCAACCCCCGTCTGCTGCATCCGCTGCGTCGAGGTGAATACCTGCGCCACCGCGTCGGCCTTGCGGTTCGCAGCGATGACGGCGGCCTGCAGCCGGTCGACCGTCGCCTGCGAGACGTCGCCGGCCACCATGAAGGTGTTGCGGACCGTGGCGCCGCCACCGGACATGCCGCGCGCGACATCGTTCGGGATCACCTGCGCGCCACGCGGCAGGTTGACGATTTCGGGACCGCGCTCGCCGACCCATGTCGGGCCGCCGCGCCAATTGTCGGTGCCGTCGGCATTCCTGCCGATGCTGCCGAGGCCGAGCAGGTTGGCGAACGGGCTCAGGCCGCCGGCGGACGGCGCGTTGAAGAACGCGGAGAACACGGAGTTGATGCCGCTGCGCGCGAGCGTCTTCAGCAGGTTGTTCAGCACGTCATCAAGATTCTTCGCCTCGAGCACGGCATCGGCAAAGGAATTCGATAGTGCCGAGCCGACCTGCGCGCTGGCGCTGTTGATCTCCTGCAGCTTCTCCCGCGACCGATCATAGGCGCTCGCCGCCTGCAGGATTCCCGCCGACGCCGCCAGGAACGCGTCCCGGTGCTCTTTGGTGAGCTGGATGCCGGAGGCCTCGAGCGCCTGCTGGGCCGTCATGCTCTGGCGCAGCTTCTCGTACCGGTCGATCTGTTCCTGGCTGACCTCGCCCTCGTCCCGCATGATCGCGGTCAATGCCTGGAATTCGGCGCGGAGCTGCTGGCGCGCGGCGTTGTTCTGGAACGTCGCCGCGGTGTCGGCATTCAGCGTGGCGATATGCTTGTTGATGCTGTCGATCGCGACGTCGAACTGATCGCGGCTATCATCCGTCTGTTCGGGCGGTCCCTTCGATTTGTCGCCGCGAACCGCCGACTGGATCTCGGTCGCCTGCTGCATCGACTGGCGGACCGCCGAGGGGTTGCGCAGGCCGGCGGCCAGGGCAGCGCGCGCCGGATCATCGGCAAAGCCCGGTTGGCCGCGCATGGTCAACCCAAGGCTCGCCGGATCCGAGTTGAGGCCGAGCATCCCGGTGATTTCGGTCAGGCGACGCCAGAACGGAGCATTGCCGATTTCAGCCACAGCATCGGGAATCCGCTTGATCGCGTCATAGAGCGCGTTCGCCTGCGCCACTGCGGTCGACATGGTCTCAACCACCGAAATCCAGCTCTCATGATAGTTGACGCCGAGCTTGGCGAGATCGTCCTGGATCGGCTTGAACTTCTCGGCGAGTACCTTCTGCGCTTCGTCGAGCCGGTTCTTGAGCTCGATCGCCTGCCCGACCTGCTCGTCCGAGATGATCTTGTCCGCCTTCATCTTGTCGGCGGTTTCCAGCATCTGGTTGAGGTAGTTGGAATCCTGCCGCAGATTATCGGCGATCTTCGGCCCAAACGCCTTGTCGGCGAGATCCAGCGCGGCCAGGCGCTGGCCGGCGTCGAGGGCTTGGTTGATGGCATCGATCGTCGCCCGCAACCTCCCCTCGGTGCCGGTCGCGTTGCCGAGGGCGCCCACGCCGCTGTTGCCGCCGAAGTTGCCGTAGCCCTGCAGCTTGTCGACTTCCTTCTGCAGGTCGCTACCGCCAAGCTTGTCCTTGGAGAGCTGGTTGAAGCGCTCCAGCGCGTTCGAGACGTCCTCGACCTTGAGCCGCAACTCCTCGCCTGACTTGGTGAAGCGCTGGAAGAAATCGGTCGAGACGTTCGCCTTCCCGGCATTCTCGGCGATCTCGTTGAATTCCTCGATCTTCTCTTTCGCCAGATCGGTCGCGTAGCCCATCAGCTTGAACACGCCGACGATGCCGGCGATCGCCGCCGACAGCGGCGCGATCGCGCCCAGCACCGAACGGAAGGCGAGCACGGCCGAGCCGGCCGCGCCCGACGTCGCCAGGACGGAAGCGTTCATGTCGATGAATCGCTTGATGATGAACTGCGTCGCTTCCGACGTCGCCGAGCGCGCGCTCTGCAGGTTCTTCTCGAATTCCTGCATGTTGAGCGACAGCGGAATGCGTAAGGCTGGTGCCGGCATTACCTGTGTTCCAAAAGCTCATCGAACTCGTCATCCGAAGGCGGCTCGATCTTGCCGCCCTCGCCGCCCTGGACGCGGTTATAGCCGTCGATCGCGGCGACGATTTCCCAGAGCGATTGCTCTTCGGTCACCCGCGGCGGCCAGCCGAGGCCCGCGCCGAGGGCGATGATTTCGGAGCGTCGGAGGCGTCCGTCCGCGTGGAAGAGCCGGTTTCCTGCGCCCCCGCCGGCTTGTCTTTTCCCACGGGGTCATCCGGCACGCCGAACATCACCGCCTGCAGGATGGCGAGCGCCACCAGAGCCGAGGGCGCAAGCCCGTGCTCGTTCTCATCGACGTGGCGCTTGACCGCCGCCAGCGCATCCTTCGGCTCCATGCCGCCGCCGATCAGGCCGAGGCGAATGGTCTCCCGGATGTCGTTGATGCCCCACATGCCGTGCTCGAGCCGATGAAGCACCACGGCGAACGGCGCCTTGCACTTCTCCTCGAGATCGAACAGCAGCCCGACCTTGGAGAGGCAGAACACGTCCTCGCCATTGTCCCAGATGATGGCGCGGGTTCCGGGCGCGCTCATGGATCAAGCCTGTGAAACCGCATCACTGACGGCATCCTCAATCTCCTGTTGCACATCGTCCCGCCGGGCACGCCAGGTCGGATAGAACCAGGGCTGTGCCTCTTGGTGGACAGTCCCGAACTCGTCCGCCAACGCATAGTCAAAGGTGACGCCGGAGCCTGCCCGCACTTCCTTGGTGGTCTCCTCGCCGCCGGCGGTCACCTCGAGGTCGAGATCGTTGCGCTTGCGGCGAACCTTGACGGTACGCTTCAGCCGGCCGGACAACTCCGGAGCGGCCTCCTCGAGATCATCGGCGAGATCCTGCGCGATCTCTTTCATCCGGCCGGCGAGCTGGCGCTTGGTCTTGTAAGGCAGGTCCTTGAACCAGCTCTGCACGTCGGCGTCAGGATCGGCCATTATTGCAGCTCGGTCTCGCCGTCGCTGTCTAGCGTGGCGTCGAAGGTGACGCGGCTGCCGCGCGCGCCGGTGAGGTTCAGCCGCGTCAGCTTGTAAGGGCCGATCCAGACCCGGGCGCCAAGCGTGATCTTGACGTTCTTGCTCGCGCCGGATTCGAACCAGGTATTCCAGGTGTTGAAATCCTCATCTGCGACGACGCCGGCGCCGGAGAGCTGCGACGAA